AAGGATAAGGCACTGCTTCTTTCTTCTCTCGCTTCTTATAGTTCTCACGTTCTTCTGAAACATTAAGAATACCGGAAGGTGTATAGAGTTTAGCGGCCCACCATGCACTTACATAAGCCTTGTGATGACCAAGCCTTAGCATTTCATTAGGGTCTTTAAACTCATCAGGTAGCTTTAGTATCTTAGCCTTACCCGGCTTTAAAATTCTAGCAACCTTTTTAGATGCTTCGATACCCGCCTTGTCATTATCAAAGTTCAGAACAACATAATCAAACGACTCAACAAACTCTAAATTTTCTTGGATATCTCTTGTCGCACCAGAAGCCCCGTTCTTAACAGAAACTACAGGCCACTTGCTACCAAGCAATTCATATGCCGCCATAGCGTCACATTCGCCTTCAGTGATTGTTAGGAATTTACTACCGGCTTGAGCAAGCTGTTGACCAAAAAGACCTGTGCCTTTTGGAGAGCCAATCCAATTAAAAGATTTATTGGCTCGTCGTATTTTAGTGGAGACTTCTTCGTTGTTAATGTAATAGGGATAATGATGTTCAATAATAGTATCAGCGCCTTCCTTGACTGATCGAACACCATAACGCTTTGCAGTATCTAATGATATTTTTCTATCTGTTAGTGGATTATAAAAAGTTTCTTTCTGATTGAAGTCTTGGTTATCACTATTTCTTTTGTATGAATTAAAGTCTGTCACGTTTCCGTCCATAGCCGCTTCATAGTTTTTAAAAAAAGTATCACAACTGAAACATTTAGCAGAGCCGTCATCGTTAATGGAGACAGGGTCACTGCCTCCACAACTAGGACAGGGCTTGTGGTACGCCACAAAGTTGCCCATTATTAATCCTCTTTCATATCGTCCTCAGAAATAAGAGCCTCTTCATTTAGAAGCTCCTGTATTTTTGCATGTAGTGCAACTGAAGCCGCCTGTGCAATAGTAAGATCAGCACTTAGTTGATTTACTTTTTGCTGGGCAAGGGCCAAATAACTAAAACAATTCTGGCCCTCATCGCTTAGTTTAGATACATCATAATTTTTTTCTTCATAGCTATAAACAGAACTCATAGTTCGTCCTCCGCATCATCACCATCATAAGCTTCAAACTCTTCTCCGTCAGGGGCGGCGTACTCAATTAGGTCTAGCACCTGCATTGCTTGAAAATCCAAGCCCTTATATTGAGTACCGTTCCAAGTGGTTTCCCACTCTTTGTATTGTACTTTAACGAGAGAACCATTGCCGACAGAAACATTCATTGAGTTCTTGTTTTTATCAAGAAGCTTTGGTGGCTGTCGAACCATTCCATTCGGGCCATTTACTTTACGCTTAATAATTAAAGCTGGCCCCTCGTCCATATCTTTTACAGTAAATCCTTGGTTTCTAAAACCATCTGCAACATCATCTTCTACAACTAAGTTGACACTATAAACCGGATCATACTTAGTGTTAGGTGTTGTAACAGATGCCCAATATGCTCGTCCTTCAACGACTGCCATAATTTACTTCTCCATTATAAAGGTGGTTAATGTATTCTACTATACCGCTATAAACATAATCTGCACTCAGATGCAGTCCCTCTTTTTGATTCTTCTGATCTATAAAACTAATCAGACTATCAAAAACTTTAGGCTCTGGTAGTTCAGTACCCAGAGAAAGAACAAAAGCTTGACTCAACTTATCTTCTATATCTATATATCTTTTATCCATTAAACTTCATAGCTCCCTGTAAGGACACTTAATTTAATAACGTCTAACATAAAGATAAGATTTTCTACCTGTAAGTCAGACGCCACTTTGAGTTCTCCATCAAGATCTAATATCATTACAAACCCTGCGTCATCAATATCTATACCTGAATCAGAAAAGTTTTTTAATGCCTTTTGTATTTTATTTTTTCCGGTAGGAGCATCAGCACCAAAATTACCTTGAATTAATTTCAACGATTACCTCCAGATCCTTTAAGCACTCCTCGGTCTGCACGACTCTGGAGTTTGGAGAGATTGTACTGTGCAACTTCAGAAAAGTCAATCCCATTATCTCTTAAAAGCATGGCAAGATTCCATAACACATCACCTGCCTCAGAAACTATATCATGTCTGTCTATTTGTTTTTCATCACCTCGCAGATGAGGCTTAATAAATAAGTCTGATAGTTCGGCAGACTCCACCATCAAAGATGCGATAGGATAAAAGTCATTCTGATATAAGGCTGTAACAGCCGCTCTAGCTTGATATTCATCAAAGGTCATATTAGACTCCAAATATTTTACCGATAAGACCACCCAACAACATAACAGCGGCAATAGTATTAATCATAATGAGCGCACGATCACGCCACATGAAACCTACTACAGCCCAGAGTGCAGTGCCTGCAAAACTTAATAGCATATCATAGACCTGAAGCTCTGGTACTCCTGTGCTTCTCAGAGAGATAGCTACCAATAACCAGATACTAGCGATCCATTTGAGATGCCAATCTAAAGTTCCTTTAGGTGTTGTACTCTTTATGATTCGATTGCTATGTTTGATTTCTTCAACCGAATATTCTTTACCTTCATCAGATACAATGTTATGATTAACCATTCACGCAGTCCTCAATAAGCCATTCAAGATAGACGCGAGCCTTCCTAAGATCCTCTACCCCATTTTTGTAACGAAACCTGTGAAGATATTTATGAACATTCCCAGCGCAATAATCACCGAAGCCATCACCCAACTGTTGTTTAATATAATCAATGGCTTCAATGCCGCCCTTGTTATAATGCTCTGGCTTTGTAACTGGATTTATAGGGTGACCATCTTCAGGATGATAGAGTTTACCGTAAGCTGTCTTAGATTTTTTAACCTTGTCCCATTCTTCAGGGGTAGCATTATCAATACTCATTTGTCAATCCCTCCTTTAAAGATATCCATTTTTAATGCACGCTCCTATTATACACCCAACGGAAAAAAAAGTAACGACCACTAATGCAATCCAATGTTCTCCTATGCCGCCTTTGTCCACCTCATTGGCCTCCCTTTCTCTAACCAATCAAAGAACTTAAAGTCGTAGTATTTATTGTAAGCCTTGATAGTGTCAGGATCTTTGAACTCATCAGGCATACACTGAGGCGGGTCAACAAAGCCATTACTTTCAATGTTTTGCGGAGCCTTGCTAGTAAAAAGCTTTAACTTGTTCCAGCTTTTGTGGTTGTGCTTGAAGCGTTTCTCAAACTCAAGACTGAGTGCTTCAAAGTGTTCATACAACCATTTATAATGTTCTTTACTTTGCCTAGCCCACACGGTGCTAGGATGGTTGACATGAGCCGCCAGATAAAACTTATCATCATATTTATCTAGCACCCAGCGTTTGGCTTTGCGGCCTGAATCAGTGCGGCCCTCGACAAGACTACCATCAAGATAACGATGAGCCGTAGATAATATTTGTGCAGTCTCTAGCGGCATCTTGACAACGTGCTGGTCGCATAAACTTTCTGCGGCCTTGCGCGGACATTTACTTCGATAAAAGATATTCATTTCTATATACTCTCCTTTATATCATCTTCAATAAGATCCATAATATAATCATAATTAAACCACTCAGTCATATTCACCTTCCTACTGGTTGAACGCAACAAGCCCATACCAGCTACCTTCACAGACTCAAGCTCAACCAAGCCCATTTCCTCATACAACTGGTAGGTAATAGATACATCAATGGTCATCCACGGACAGTCAAGCTCTCTATCAAATGTTCTACGTTTCATACTTAATCTCCATGATCAGCCCAATGATAGTCAGCCTCTCCTATATAATCACGAACAAGATTAAACATATAATCAATATTGATCCAACTAGTGATATCAACTCCATGCGATTTAACTGAAATAATTTCAACTAAATTCTCCTCGTCACCGTGATTTATAAATTCAATTCTAACATCCGTTGTCATCCAAGCACAATCAAGCTCCGCTTCCATGACTTGATTACCATACATACTAGCCGTCCCCATGAAACATCTCCTTATATTCAATCATATAGTCAAGTATTGATATCGCCTCACGCTGACCCTGTGCTTTACCTTCAAAGTACCCAACAATATTTGCTTCATTTCCATATAGATTTTTATATTTTCTCATGCCTTTGAGTGAGCCTGCTCTTGCATCTCTGAGGTGTTGCTTCCAATGATCTATAAGT